ACAACAATGCCATCCGCACCATCACCGCCCGAATAATTAGTTGCAGAGCCTGTTCTGGTAGCGCCGCCGCCAGCACCGGGGGCATCAGCATCACGACCATTTGCACTTGTTTGAGCAGACCTTGACCCACCGTAAAAACTACCGCCGCTGCTACCGATCATTGTCACATCACCAGCCTGCCTACGTATAGCGCCAGCATCACCGCCACGCATGTTGATATCACCGCCACTGGCTGCTCCACCAGCAGCACCAAGCCCAAAACTAGAAGTGCTTGCAGCCGCACGTCCTGCGCCACCATTGCCACCAGAACCAGTTAGGGTCAAAGAAGCGCCATCTGTAAAACTGCTGTCGCCACCATCATTACCATTGTTATTACCTGCGGCACCACCATTGCCGCCAGCACCAATGGTTACGGTATAGCTTGAAGCTAGGCTTGTAATTAATTTGATAGCTGTGCCGCCAGCAGAACCAGCGTTACTGATTGCATTTTGACTTGACGTACTATTACCATCAATACCACCGCCGCCGCCACCGCCGCCGGTGCAATAGACCAATGCTTTATTTGCGCCTGTGGCTGGTGTGTAAGTACCACTAGATGTAAAAACTTGAGTGCGAACCAAATTCGTGATTGGAACAGATAAGTCTAACCCAGCACTGTCAATGTGCATACGCTCTGCGCCATCAACATCAAAGTCAATACGGCTGTTAGATTCTGTTCCATTTGGATCACTGCTTAATGTTATAACACCACTAGATGCCGCAACACCTATGTTTGCAACTTCAACGGGTGTTGTATCGCCATTATAAAACTCAATGCCGCCCGTTGAGTTAGCATCACTTCCCGTGAACCTGAGATTGTTGCTTGATGAGCCGCCGATATCGATATCTGCTTGGGGAGAAGCATTATTGATACCGATGCGGTTATTTGATGTATCTACCTTTAATACACCACTATCAATGGATACATCACCGCTACCAGTAAGCGTTGTGAATGTACCAGCCGCCGCACTATTTGCACCTATAGTGGTGCCGTCGATAGCTCCGCTATCAATGTCAACCTTGCTGATATCTACCTCACCTGTTCCATGCGGCGTCAGCGCAATGTTGCCGTTAGATACAGACACAATCGCCTGCCCATTAACATCAAGCGAACCTCCAAGCTGGGGAGACGAATCCTCAACCACGTTTGATATACCGCCACCACCGCCACCAGATGATGCTTCAAGGCCAATAGTTCCAGTAGTATTATTATATGTTAAAACATAATCATCTTGCCCAGCGCCAACAGTTTGATCTGCATCAAATGTCAATGTGCCAAGAGTTACATTTCCAGTACCATTAGGCGTTAATATAATATTGCCGTTAGTATTTGTGCTTATAATTGAGTTTGCATTGATATTGATGTTATCAATTTGAGCCTCAGTAACCGCTGAGTTTGTGCCTAATGTGATACCATCAACAGCGCCAGAATCAATATTTGCATTAGTCAATGCCTGACTATTTAAATCTACAGCGCTGCCAAGAGTTGTTGCAGATAAAGTGGTAAACGTTCCAACACCAGCACTTGAACCACCAATAGTAACACCGTCAATTGTGCCAGCATCAATATCTGCTTTGGATATATCTACTTCACCTGTACCATTAGGAGTTATAGCTATGTTTCCATTTGTATCAGTGCTGATGATAGCATTGCCATTGATGTTTATATTATCAACTTGCGCTTCTGTTACGGCAGAATTAGTGCCAAGTGTAATGCCATCTACAGCGCCAGCATCAATATCAACCTTTGAGATATCTACTTCGCCAGTACCATTTGGTGTTAATGCAATATTACCATTAGTGTTGGTGCTGGTAATGGCATTGTTTTGAACATGAATGTTATTAAAATCAGCGCCAAGAGTTGCTGAAAGAGTGCCAGTAGATACGCTAGAAAATGTACCGCCACCAGCAACAGCAGCACCAATTGTAGTTCCATCAATTGCACCAGCATTAATATCGACCTTGCTCATTACAACAGAGCCAGTGCCATTTGGTGTTATGGTAATATCTCTATTGGAGCTTGATACAATACTGCTAGTAAGAACATCAAGATCGGCTGCAAGTTCGGGGGATGTATCGTCTGCAAGCTCTGCATTATCTAAAGCAGTTCTGACAACATCACCGCCAGAATCAAGTAAACTTGCAATGTCTCTAGCTCTAGTCATATTTTATACCCTTAACTATAAGGATTACTACCAAGCAATGAAGTATCCCAAGCAGATTTTAGAGCAGTAACATTTGATGCATTTGATATTCCAGATGCTGCTGGGGCATCTCGCAATGCCTGTTTACGTGTAGCTGATGCAGCCTGTGCATCGCTATCAGCGTCTTCTACAGCTCTCATGAAAACAACATCTTCTGCTGCAAGCAAATCTTTACGCACTTCTCTAATTTTATCGCGCATAATATCTTTTGCTTTAGTCATATCAACTTGAATAGCGCCACTTGATATTGCCCAAGCATTTCTAAATGAACGATCAGAAGGAATATCTGTATCTTCTACAATAGTGTATGATTTACCAGTTGGGACATCTTTTGCGGCTATCTCTTCTACTGTTAGATCTGTAGAAGCGGGAGTTATAACAACAGTATTCCCGCTATCATTTGTGTAAATAATTTTTTTAGCCATTTATTTACCTCAAAAATGCAATAGTTATATTTGTTAAATCAACATCACTTCCAGATAAATTTTGTATTTTAATTTGAACGCTGCTTGTAGTTAGGTTTGAAGGTATAAGAACACCAGCATTAAATCCAGATTGATTGCCGCCTGTACCCATTACAACATAGGCAGCATCAGGAAAGTTTGTTGAAAAATTAACAGTAAGATCGCCAGTTCCATCATCTGCAACAGAAGAAACATTGCCTGATGCAACTAAATTAGGAGTTGAATGGTTGTAATGTATCCATGCTCTTGGCAAATAAACGCTAGTTGTTGAACCAAAACCAGCATCAGCTTTGATGTCACCATCGCCTATAACTCTGAATTTAGCTGAAGTTGAGCCTCTAGGAACAAGACGAATTTCACTATCTGTTGTTCCAGAGCCATCAGAATTTACATCACCAAAAATCTCAAGCCTTGAACTTTCGGTGCGAAGTCTAGTTGTTCCAGCAGAAGTTACAAAATCAACATTACTACCAGAACCAGTTGTGGTGAATGTAGCGTTAGTGCCAGTGCTTGAGCCAAAATCAAAAGTGGGCCTTCCAGCACTAGTAATACTAAGGCAATCATTTCCATTTGTGCGAAATGACATTGTATTATTAGAGTGGTCATATTTAATTTGACCAACATCAGTATCTTCTGGATCTGCAAAATTGATGATGCCACTAGCAGTATTGGGCGATGCTAAAAGCATTGAACAAGAGGCATTATCTTCAAGAAACAACTGACCAGTTTCTGTAACCCCACTGTCGCCACCAGATACAATAATCCCAGAAGTGCCACGTACACTTAGAACGCCAGATTTTTCATAGTTTCCAGAGGTGCTGTTGTATTCAATAACCGTACCATCAGCAGGGCTGCTTACATTTACATTACCTATGTCATTCAAAACAGTATTGAGTAATGTAAACGTACCATAACCAATAATATTAACAGTATCATTCAGCGCAGCAGCAACAGTCAAAACAATACTGGTGCCATTGCTTGCGGTAAAATCTGTGCCAGTAATTAATTTGATGCCATTAAGATAAACATCAACAAACCCGACATCATATGTTGCAGCAAATGTTGTTTGGCCAGCAGTTGCTGTATAGTTAAAGCGATTTTGTGTGCCATTAATATTAGATGCTACTCTTACAAACCCAGCAGAGCTGTAAACAAATACTGTATTTGTACTTGTATCAAACCAAAGATCACCAAGTGCGGGTGAAGAAGGTGCTGTTGCCGATACTGTATAGTTGTCTACAAAAGCATTACCAGATTCTGGCGCACCAGTAGTGCTATTGAACCTAAGATATTTACCCTTACGATTTTCTGTTGTTGGCAATGTAATTGATGTAGTTGTGTCAAAGTCTTCAAGTGTTAGGGTTCGATCTTGTGCATCTTTTAAATCAGCAGATATTGCTATAATCTTATCAAGACCAGTGTTTAATGCTGTTATGTCGAATGGCCCAGATGCAGGAAAATCTGTAGTTCTCTCTATAGGTATATCACGTGTGATAATAACGGTGCTGCCACCTGTAATACCTGTAACTTCATTGCCTGTAGTAAAATGAACAAAGCCTGTAGTGCCAGAGGTATGCGTTTGGCTATTGCCAGAATCATCCGCAGTTGTATAGTGAGTTGTTAATGTTTTAAGAGTTGAATCAACGTAAACATTCAAATCACTATCTGAAAAGAACTCAAATGGAACAGTAAAAGCAGACTGCGTTGCGCCTTGCGCTACAGTGTACGATATACGTGGATTATTATCTGATAAGTTTATAGTCATAATTATCCCCTAACATGCTTTGTCTTTATTTACAACGCACAATCAATTCCTTCCAACACTTCCAATAAAATCACGCATATCATCTCTAATTGGATGAAGACCTATAAATGGCAAAGAATACTTTAATCTTTCAGATGCATCTGATGTTTCTCCATTCATAAAATCATTTAATGCTCTACCATATTCTGTGACAAGGCTAGCTGGCGCACCAAATGGCTCAATAAATGCATCCATCATACGTTCATCTTTATTTGGGCTAACAAATTTTGGTGGTATAGGAGTTGGCAATCCCATATTACCAGCAATATTTAATCCCATATATGCAAGATCAGAGTAAATACCCAAGACGCCAGAGTGATCTATAATTCGTGCAATCACCTCTGGTGATTTACGCTTCTCAAACCAATAGTCAGGTTTTTTCATAGACAATGAAAGATATGACAAACCAATTAAAGCAGCCACGCCTTGCAATCGATATTGTCTATTGGGATCTCTTATAGCCCCAAGAATCTTATTATTTGCACCAAACGTAAAGTTCATAAATGTAAATGGCAGCGACATAAGACCGCTCTCAACGCGCACCATATTTACTTGCCCTGTGCGTAAACGCTCCTCAATCTTAAATTGAGTTGGGAATCTTTTGCGTATTGATTGAAAAAATGGATTATCACGCATGTAAACAACGCCATCTACAATTAATGGCTTATCAAAAGTCTGCCCCATAACAATAGTATTATTAGCATGGGAAGCTAATGCAGCTTGATATTTACGCATGACATTACGTGCAGCTGGTGTTGACTGATCCCAAGCGTCTGTATTAGCAAACTCAAAATCAAACCTATCATGCTTTTCTGTAGGTGCTTTAGCTATAAATTTAGCCATATCCTCATCGATGCCATATCTAGCAAGATACTCTCTATCAAACTTTGATATAGAGCCGCTTGCCCACTTTCGAGAAAGCTTAATAAATTTATCATTAATAATAAGTTGATCTAATGTTTTGCCAATGAAGGTAATAGGAGCAAGGCCATTAGCAGTATACATAAACTGATTGCCACGTTGGATTACCTTTTCCAACATGTTTGGTTTTACTTTACGAACAGTATCGTTAAGCATTTCTCTTGCATAAACATTCTTAGCAATATCAAGCAACTCGCCTGATAGCTGCCCTTCTCTTATAACCTTACCAAGAAAAGCTGTATCAGTAGCAGCAAACCCAGCTGCAATAACATCCCTCATACCATGAGCAAGAATAATAGATCCAGCATCTGTAATTGCAGACACACCAGCTAGTGGCAAGAACGCCCAGCCTGTCCACGCTTTTACAGCCCTTGCAAGCTGCGTATCAAATCTATCTGCGCTTCTAAGAAATGTACCCATAACGCGTTCATAGTCACCATAGAAAGCTGTCTTTACCCTTGCTCTTTCTTTGTCGCTTTTGCCAGCTTTGAGAAGAATGGTATCAAGGTCTTTCATAACCTCGTCGACATTTCTGCCACCATATTTATTAGCAAATGATATGCGCCTACCCATACGATCCATGTATGTAAACACAGCTTCTAAATCTGCATGAATAAAATCTACAACTTTTGCTGGGTCTATATTTGTTTTACGGCGCTTCAGGTGCTTTGCTTTTGCTTCTTTTGTAGGGCTGCCTCTTACATTCTCAAAATCTACACCAAAATCTTCACCATCTTCTTCCATTATTCTAGCAAGTGTTGTTTCAGCATCTGCTCTGGTGCCATATATATCAGCCCTTTCACCTTTAGCTGCCCGTTGTAATAAAAAATCTTCTGCAAATACCTGTGTAAGCAACTCTCTTTCAGCATCATCCATTAACTTCCCTTTGTTGTAAAACAATGGAAAGATAAAATCTTCTTTAGATATACCCTTACCTAATAAACCTTGGCGTTCATTTATCTTGCCTTGATTATCTACTACCCTTGCTCTCAAAGCGCCTATCTCGTTTTCAAGATCACGCATCTTTTTAGTTTGCTTTGATGTTGCGCCACCACCTTGTTGACGCTTTACAGTATCCTCAATATCAGCCAAAAGCTTTGTTTTCTTTGTTACAGAATCTTCAATGCTAACAATATCTTTTTCAAAGAATGATATTTCCTTCTTCAAACGTGCATCATTTCTTGTAAGGCCATTGAACTCCATGTCCTCAGCCATAGTGCGAAGCATGTCGGATAACAAAACACCAGCCTCTTTTTGCTGGTCTGTTATACCTTCTGTACCAATCCGTCTAAGTTGAGGGTCTTTAGAGTTGGAAAGAATATAACGCTTGATTGTGTCAGATGCCCAAGCATCAAAGCCACTTGTAGGATCATATATAGTTCCAACCCTTGCTGCTTTTGCAATGCCACGAACTTGTTGAGAGTGCAAATCACGCATACGCATGCTCATACGCTCAAATGCGCCAATATATGTAATAGATTCTTGTGCAACAGATTGTGTTGCATGACCGCGTCTTGCACCTTGCAATGGTACAGAGCCATTGTAACTCAACTTAACAAGTAACTCTTTAGCTTCTTGAGGTATTGTTTTATCAGCTAGTATTTTATGGATGTCGCTGCCAATCCAGTTCATCTGAGTAATATCAAAGTCACCACCGACAGCCTCAACATAATCTTCATCAAGATTTACCTTGTTGTCTCCCCATACATGAGAAAACTTTTCACCGCGATAAACCCTGCCCATTTTACCAGCACTGCTTTTAATAAATGGCATTGCATATCCAGCACCTTTGAGTAACCCGCCAAAACCAGCTGATATAGCAGTAGATGCAACGATGTTTGATGCGGCCTCAAACCTTTCATCAGCCACAGCAAAAGGTGCGCGTCTTGCCTCTGATGCTAGGCCATAACCAAGACCAGCCCCACCAGCCCTCAAAACAGCCTGTCCAAAGGTTTTGCCAGCTTTTATAAAGTTGAGGCCGGGAATAAACGCAGCAAGCGCCAGTGGGTCTGCTAACCCCCCTGCAAGCTGTGCAGTAATCCCAGCATTAGCAGCCATCTCTCTGCGTCTGATAGCTTCATATGCACGACCCTCAAGATATTGAAGATGTTCTGCATTTTTTGCTCGCACAAGATCATCATAAAACGGTAGAAGATCTTCAGATATATTTGCAGCAACATCAAAATCAGGATCAATAGTTGCATTACCAAACAACTTTTCTTCCTGCACACGCTCAATCAAAGGCATGTTGTTATAAGCTACATTTGCTTTGAATCCCTCAAACCAAGTAGCGGGAGTATCATCACTTATTGAAGCAGGTATAGGAACAAAGAAGTCTCTTCTATTTATATCCATCATACTCATAAATTACTTCCTATTACGAACTGTTTCTCGTATTTCAGAAATGTTTGGCCCACCTTGCGGATCATCAAGAGATTCAAATAATTTTTGATTTCTAATAAACAACTCACGTGATGCAACGGCTTGCAACCTAAGTTTAGCAATACTTATATTGCGCCGCTTCGCAAGCTCTTCAACAACATATTGGTTTCCAACAGTTGCTGGCTTTCCATTAATACGAAGAATGTTTTTATCTCTATCAACAAGGGTATACACAGGTAAAGCTGAACCCTCTCTTGTATCTGGAACTAAAAATACATCTTTACCTAGTTTAAGATCTGGATTAATTGCAGACAATTTTAGACTAACAGCTTTTTCAAATATTTTCATATCACCAGAGTTTGGATAAGCACGTTCAGGTGTAAACCTTGAACGTCCAAGTGTTTTGTGAAGATATTTGCTTGTACTAAACACAGCATCACCAGCTGATTTTAATATTCTTTGAACAGAATTTGCATCCATTGTAAAAAGAAGATCATCAGCAAATCGTGTATAAAATTGTATTTCATCTTCTGATGCATTTTCATTAATGTTATTTTTTACAAATTCACGAACATTCCGTCTATAATTAGAACCATCTTCTTTACCTAATTTAGAATTTATATTTCCTCTAATTTCGTCGCCTGTGGCTTTATCTTTTAATCTAAAGCTATTCATAAATTCAGGAAGACGCTCATCGCCTAAAACATCACGTACATTAATTAATGTTTCAAAGGCCATAACAGTTGTATCACTTAATCCACGATGATTTATATCCATTCTATTACCGCGATTAAAACGAGTAGCTTGTTGATACAAAGCAATAGCAACTGGTAATTGCTCTGCGTTCATAGTCATTACGCCATCAAGATAATTATTAATTACTTTTGGCAAGGCACTTTCGGTATTAAATAACAGTTGATGTGTTGATCCAAAAAAATTGTCCCATTGCTGGGCTGCAATAGGATCTTCTGGACGCATCAAAACAGCAGCAAGATTGTTTTTAAGATCTACAGATGTTCTTAGCCTTGCGCCTTCTAATATTAAATCACCTTGATCAGATGTAAGATCCCCACCATTTGCAAGCGTATCAGCTGCAACTGCTCGTAACATTTGATCTTTTCTTTGATTCGCAGCTTCTTGCACAGTGCCTTGTGCAGTACGAACTTGCCTTGCCATTTCACGATGCAAACCAGCAAATACACTATCATTAAGATATGATTCTTTTAGACCAGCTTTTTCTAACGCTTCCCTATAAATCTGCGGAACATTTTTCAAAGATCTATCTTCAATGGCTATAGCCATTTGATTCAAAGCAACAGATAATTGTGGACTAGATGAATATGGGTCAACTGAAGGGAATATATCTGCTAACTTATTTCTAATATTAACAAGATCGCCGCCCACAAATGCACCGCGCAGCTTGTTCATCATTTCAATCTGAAATGCTTGCCCTACACGATCACCATGTTCTGCCATAAAGCCTTGAAGCTCTTCCATCTTTGAATCAAGCATTGCTCTAGCAGAGCCAGTAGCGCCACTTCTTGACATTGCTTCAATATCATCAACAGATTTATATAATGTAACTACAGCATTTTGTGATGCTAATTTATCTTGAAACTCAACATCATCGATAAATAACTTTGTTTGATATTGCTTTGATGTAACAGCGCCTGTTGACTCAACAAATCCACCAAACTTGCCAGCATTTCTGCTGGTAGTATCCAAATAGTTTTGGAATTGTTTTGCAAACTCTTGAGGATTGCGTTCTGTTTGAGCAGCAATACGTTTAGCATTTTCGTCAATATCAAGAAGAAGGGCATCTTGATAACGCTTGTTTGCTATTGGCTCATAATACTTTTGAGCAACAGGAGACATAGATTTTGGAATTTCAGGAAAAACAAGTTTGCCAGTTTTAGGATCTCTTGCGCTTATTGCAGCAAGACTAGCTTCTTGTTGACCTTTTTGTTTTTCGTTTTCATAGGCAACTTTGAATGCCATATTAAAAATTCGTTCACCAGTTTCCTGAAGCTGTTGCCCAGCACGAATACCAGCAGACCCCATTTGAACAATGCCAATCGGCCCAACTTGCGTTTGCTGTCCTTTTAATACTTTTATTTCAGCCATTTACGTTACCCGCCCATATCTTGCTAATTGTTGAGCTGGAGACATGCCATAACTAGGCGCTGTATAACCTGATGTTGCGCTTGAATTATCACTTGAAACTTGAGCCATTCTATAACCATTTTCAACTAATGTAGAAATCTGGCCCATTAATACAGCGTCTTGTGCTGCTTGACTTTCTGCCAAAGCAAATGATGCTTGAGACTGATACCTTCCTCTTGCAAACAAACTTTGCAATCTAATAGCTGTCAACTCTTCTTGTGTTTGTTCTCTTCCAGCTTTTTGTATGGCCCTTAAAGAACGATCATCACCTCGTCTATTAAATCCAGCTATTGCAGATGAATTGCGAAGAAACTTTGTATACGCTTCAGATCGTGCAGTTGATTGACGTTCAGCATTTAGCTTTGCCATTTCTGCATTTTCTTTTGCTTGTCTTGCAATATTTTGCTGTCTAATACTTTCAAAATCAGCAGCTTGTTGCCTGCCAGTAATGTCTAAAGCAGTTCCAATCGCTAATAATGCATAAGCCCAACTCATGAGAAAGCCACCTCTACTATCATGCCGTTCAATTGCAGCCCCAAAGGATCTGTTTGGGAAATAGTAACTGCTGGATCTTTGCTATACCCAAGAACTCTAAACTCTTTTTTGCCAGTAAATGCTGTTGGCGATACAGACGGATCGAACGTTACATCCCTCAAAATAATACTTTTGCCATTAACTGAAATACTAAATGTATCTTGAATATCTAAAACAATATTACTTATTTTTCTAGGCCTACCTGTTAATGGGCCACCCGGAACCTGTCCATCTACAGGCATCGTTTTTAACTCTGGTGTAAACTTATAGCCAACTTGAATAGAAGTGGATTCTTTTACAGAACTAACGTCTAAATTACCACCAGCAACAGTAAACTGTCCCAAATATTGAGAGCCATCAATAACATCTACAACCGCACCATTTGAAAAATGAGATGATACAGAAAACACACCAGCAGAGCCGCTGAATGTATTACTAAAATCCATATTAAGTGTTTTATCAAAACTTTCTAAAAATAATTTATTACTACCTGATCCATCATCTCTAACTGTAATTGCATACAGATTTTCATCTATAGCACAAACAGAATGGAATCTACCTGTGGTTGTCCAACGCATCCAACCAGCACGTTTTTCTGATCTAATGCTATAGAATACTGCAACTTCTCCATTATCCATTAAGAAAAATGCATATGCACCCGGCCTATCCAAAGACCCTCTTACAGACGTAAGTTGCACAGGATTTGATATCAAATGCGATGAAAGGATGGAAATCATATTTGTTGTATATGCACCTTCACCATCATTAAATATATATTCTCTTACAGCTGTGCCTGTTTCCTGAATAAATAAAGTCCCGCCATCTAATGACAAAGGTCTGACAAAACCTGTACCAAATGGCGTTTGTTCTGAGACTTTTGCAATACTCGGCGTAATAGGCTGATCTTGAAAGGCTGGCAAAAAGAATTCGCCTTGATTACAAAATACTTGTAAATCTCTGTTAGAAACTAAATGGCGTATAAAGTTTGTAACACCAACAGCTACCTCTAAATCAATAGCGTCAGTAGATGATCCCTCGCCTACATCAAAATTAAAGAATTGATCTGATACAGATGCCCATATGTGGCTTGGTTGAGATGGTGTGCCGCCAAACCAAAGTCTATTTTCATGAAAAGTTACAGCAGCTGGGAAGCCTCTGTGTGTACTATACGCTTGCTCAAACCACTCAGTTTGTGCGGCTGTACTAGCAATAATAGGCGTTCCACCACCAGTGGCTGTAGAACTTGCAGACCCACCCGCCGTATAAAGAAATTTATTTTCATCAACAACACTTGATATTGTTCTTGTGCCATTCATGTTGCCATTGTTTATACCACCCAATGCACCAGCTTCAGATATTGTAATGGACGCACCAGCGGCAAGACCATGATTCAACATAATAACAAGAACTTTATCTGATCCCTCTGTTGTATTTAGAGAATCAAAATCAAGCTGCCTTTGTATTGTGCCTTGCACATTGGCTGTTGCATTTTTAGCATCTGTTACAGCAGTAATATCTACTTGCGTTTCGCCAATAAGCAAACTTGACCCAATCATACCAGAATCAAAATAGTTGGCACTTGTTGTAATAGTAATACCATTGCCACTTGTTGCAGATGGGGTAATGGTTACACCGGATGCTTGAAAGTTATAGTAAGGTTGCAGCTTTTTGTTGCCATCAGCTGATGTATCAAAAGCAAACTGTCTTACTTCAAAACTTGTAAGACCTGTACGGACTAATGTAAGTGGATTGAAATCATTATGAGCAATAAACATAAAGTCACTATTTTGTGCATATGTAAACTCAGTTAGATTTGTATTTGTAAATGGCAGCGCTGTACTTGCCGTATCTTGTGTAAGAGTAGCTACTTTAGCATTGAAGCTACCATCAGCATTTATCCTAAATACATCAATCTGCCCAGCGCTAAACGCAACTACATATTTCTCATCACTTGAAAACAAGAATGGCTCAATACGTATCTGCTGCGCTAAAGCGCTATTATATGTATGACCTGTAAAACTATGAACCATTTTAGAACCGGGTCGGCTAATAACGCCACCTTCGGCTCTAATAAATACATTTTTTACAGATTGCCCAGATTGATTATAAACAGCTGAATCCACACGACTATTCAAAGACGGGCTTATCTCACCAAAAACAAAGTTGTTCAGCGGTATTCTTACTCGCGCCATTAACTTCGCCTTTCAGTAATGAACCTCGATGTAACAAGTTTTCGTGTTGTTTGTTGCTGACTATCTAATGTTTTAGCCTGCTGCAATAAGTCAGCAGCCTTCCTTTCAAGTATTGCTGACATTTGCTCATCTCTTGCAATGGATAGTGCAAATGAAGCGCCTAATGAAAATTCAGCAGCAAGAGTAAAGTATGAAGGAAAATCTATTTCTTTTGCTCTGAATGTATAATCAGCAATCAAAGTATCGTTAGAGGATGCATTGCTGAATACTTTATCAGTATAAACATTATACTCTATGATTAAATCACTTACAGTAACTGCATGAAGCATTAGTAAGTCAGAAGGAAGTTGATGTGCGCGATCATAACGACCTGTTGGTTCATCAGCTAATAAATTTAACTCTGCTTGTTTCGTTGCAAATCGCCAACGACTAGAACACATTATGGTTCTAATTACATCTTCATATATAGCGTTTGCTACAATTGCTTCTGTAGAAGAAGATGTAAAAGAAGATATTGGGTCTGCCCCAATTAAGAGCAATCCTCTTGATGCAATATCAATATCTGAATTAGCTACAGTTGGCATATGATGATATGGGAGGGGTGTTTCGGATTGACCCCTCCCAAACTCCTTTAGTCACCGTCAGTTTCGACGACAGCTGTACCATCTGAAACATCCACAACTGTACCTGTATTTGATAATACATTTACAAAATGTGTTGTAGGTGTGTTTGTGTCAGTAACAATGATTAAATCACGGACAGACAACATATTAGCAGCATCATTAAAATACCCTGCTGAGTTGACAGCCGCAATTGCATCGGTTGTTGAATAAAACCACAGATCACCATTTGATGCACCACCGATACGAGTAAGTCCTGCTGCGCTATAAGCCATTTTCTTACCCTTTCTTAGTTATTATCAAGGACTTCATAGACACCATTGTCATCAATAACAACAGCACCCATGGACATCATTGAGGTTGCAAGGTGAGCAGCTTTCTCAGGAACATAGTTGATCTCTGTCTGAACATCAGAATTGATGCCAAGACCAACAGCAGTTGAGTGGTAAGCCATATTCTTACCAGCTGTAATTGCTGATGTTGAGAACACTTTAAAGCCTAAGAACTCTTTCATTGTCATGCCGCCAGCGAATGGCAGATTTTGTTCGCCCACATAATCTGAAGAAGCAAATTCTTCAATGAGGAAAAGATCCGCATATCCTTTTGGATGCATAGCAAGATAACGCTGACCATCTTCTGGGATGTTTGCAGAACCAAAGGTTTCAAACACTGTAAGAAGATCAGCTTTAGCAAGAGCAGAGCCTGTGTCATGGATCTGAGTTGAGTTTGCACCTGAATCCATTGCTGTATACAGGATCTCATCAGTCTTGCGACCCAGAGCAGCAGCAGCTGATTGAGCCACAGCTTGACGCTCATCAATATTGGTTTTTAACTCATCTAACTTATCAATGAATTCTGGCGCATAGAAATCTTCCATAGTCGCCTCAACATTGGTATGTGTGAGTTCCATTGGAGTTACGTTACCGTTACGAGATTTTGTGTTAGCTGATCCAGCACCAATCTTCTGGAAGCGAACAACATTGCCACGAACATTACCAGCGGTGCGAACAGTGTTGCGGAGTTTTGAACCCATACGCTGATATGCAAGGTGAACATCAATCTCGAACTGCTTGATAAAGGCTTGATCAATTGTATTAGCCATTACTGAGTTCCTTATTTAAGTTTCACTACACCAACGGTTGTCCGTTTTCTTCCTCATCCAGTTATCTCAATATAGAGGCTGTCAGATAAAACAGGCCGTAATATTAACTCCATGCCACATCTAAACGACTATTGCAACGCACAAAACGTATACATTGGAATCCATTTACAAATGTTGGCTTTTTCGCAAAAGAAAACCCTAGCCAAGTTAGCCACTTTATTGTTCTTTCATGGTCTACAGGAACTAAATTTTCTAAAATATCATAATCTAAAAGTAGGGATTCTATAATGTATTTTGTCGTCTTACAAAAAACTATAGGCTTTTCTTCACATAAATGACTGCCCAATAACCATATGCAGCCACATAGCAGATCTTCACGATCTGTCATGTCTGATGTGCCAAACATAGCGCATGGCTCATCATCAATTAATATTGTCCATGTATTGCCATACTTATCACGCAAAGGCTCGTGCAATGCTTTCCATGATGATACACCAGCAATTAGACACTCTCTTACGTCAGATGGCCTTAGTCGGTGTTGCAGATAGCCAGCATGTTCAACAGTTGATTTGACTATCTGCACACTTTCTATTGGGCAATCAGCGATAAAGTTGTGCGAAACCTTCGTCGACTTCTCTAACAAATGCTTGATCTCTCTTAACAGGATTCCAATAACGTGGGTCTTGCATTTTTGTGCGTAGATCATCTTCTGTAGTTCTAGGCGCTACACCAGCATCATTTGATACAGATGCATCTTTAACGTGTTGCATCAAAAACTCCATCATCTCTATGCCTTTGGCAGATTGTCCAATGCCAAGAATTACATCTTCATATTCTTCTGGAAAGAACTTTTGGCTCCAAAGACTTACAGCTTCAATTCTGGCATCAGCATTATCACCAAGAGATTTAATTTCTTCATCAAGGTTAGGCTGCATCATTTCTAATGCTTCATTAAATTGCTTAATGCCATCCTCGAACTCATCTTGGCTATAACCATTTTCAAATGCATGATTTGTCCACCATTGAAATAATGCATTATCAACAGCCAATTCTTCATTCACAGTTTCAGGCATAGAGTAATCACCAGCTGTAGCAGGGCGATTTGAATATGCCTCCTGCTCCATTTGGCTAATTATTTCACTACGAAGATCATCTTCACGCTTGCCTTTCCAAGATTCAAGTTCACCATAGGACTTTGCCATAGCTTCTGGTGATTCAAACTTTTCAGGCAACCATTCAGGTCGTGTGGATACAGGTGCTTCTGTAGCCTCTGCTACTTCCACATTATCTGCTTGTTCCATTTTTTTCTACCTTTTCTGCATGTTTCATTCGTCTTTCAATAAGACCCACTATGTACCGCTGCCCTTCAAGATGCCGAAGTTCTGCATCACTAGCAGCTGGCCCGGTTACTGCTTCTATTGTAATAGAACGCAAGTATTTCAAAACTTTCTCTCCATTCGGGCTTCTAAATAAAGCCCGAATATCAAGAGAGATTTCATTATCATCAGATATTTTGCGAGGAAAGTTATCTATTCCAAGTCTATTGTTGGACATTCTCACTAGCCATCATTTGTTGCTGTTGTTGCTGTGACGCCATTTGTTGTGCAGCAGCAATAAGTTGTTCACGATCAACCTTGTCTCTAACAAGAGTATCAGGAACACCAAATTTTTTAGCTAAATGGACAGCCACATCTTCAGAGCTTACTAGGAGATTAAGGATTTCAGGGCCAAAAGTGCCACCAACTAATTGTAAATATCTTGAGATAGATGTTATGTCTTGATTTGCCTGCGCTTGCGCTAATGGTGATGTAGACCGCACTTTTATCTCTCTGCCATTTATAGTCGGCAACTCAATGCGTCCCTGTTTTTTCAGGATATACACGACACGTTGCAATATTGGCTGCACCATTTCTGCCTGCAACCTACCAAACGCAGACCCAATTCGCCTTGAAAGATCAGCCATGCGTTCTGCAACTTCTGTAGCAGATGCTGGCGTTTTATTAGGATCACCAAGCATATCATTATACAAAGCGCGTTTGATATTGTTACGCATATCGCCGAGAACTAGATTTGCTACATCAAAGTTTCCTGCATTGCGTATTGGCTGCAAACCTTGAGAACCCATAGCTTTAGGAATAATTGTGCCGGGAACAAGGTTAATCGTGTCTGTATTGATTATGCCATCATCATCCATTTGATAGATGCCAGAGATAGCCATTTGTGCATTTTCAAGAACAAGTTCAATTGTTAGGTTTGTAGTTTTAATCGCACTAAGGGCATTGATAAGAGGGCCTCTCCCATAAATTTCTCCACTAGCCTTAGACCAGCGGAAACAAACAAATGGGTTTGATCCAGTGCCGCTAAACTGATCACTAAATATTTCTTCTTTATCAGGTATATTAATTACAAAAAAGTCGAATAAATCTTGATTTGGCTTTGAGTAATTACGACAAACAATCTCAACAATATCAACCTTCGCATCAGGGTTTGTTTGTATTGATCGTAATGTTTTTTCTCCTATTTCTGCTTTAGGATAAGCAATAGGTATCTCCTGATATTTGAGCGAACGTTGCCGATATACATGATCAATTTTATCATCTGGACCTGTATCAAGATATACACTCGGTAATGGAATAGCGTTAAAACGTATCGGATTAACTGCATCACCCTCTTCGACAAGTAAGATGCCTGTTCCAACAGCAAGGTCCATAAACGATTCATGCACTTCTTGTCCGAAGTTTGAATTTTGAATAATCTCAAAAACATAATCTGTTACCTGATCTAAACTATTGTTAATATCATCTTGATTCTGTTCTGGTATTTCACTGCCAGCAAGAAGATCAGCCCACCTTGCAAAGTTTGGTACAAGCCCTGATTGCAATCGTGAAGCAAACTCCTGAACACCAACAACAGCAGTTTCATCAAATATTTTATCATCACGCCTTTGCCCCGGAGATTCATAATAGAAACTCTGGCGCATTGGCATTGCATATTCATAACATTCTTCAAACAATGATTCAAAAAGCACTCTATCTGTTTTTGCTTTTTGAAACTTTTCAATCATTCGTAATGTTGTTTTTTCCATCATAACGTTTCATCAAGGTAGCCAGCGCCGCCACCTCCCCCTGTAATAAGAGAGCGTCTACCAGAACCACCTCTACGTTGCCTTCGTATTTGTTCGTTTAATCTTTTTTGGCGTTCTTCTTTTTGCTTTTCTTCTTGCTCTGCCATCATTTCTTTTCTTAGACGCCTCGCCTCAACAGCTTCTTGTGATTCTGTAGGAGCTTGTGGCTTTTGAATACCAAGAATACTTCTAGTAATAGAAGAAATAGGCTTTAATATTGCTGATGTACACATGCTTCACTCCTTACATTCTTGCCCAAAGACTTTGACGTTTTTGTTTCGGCTTCCTAGTAAATACGTCAAATTCCATCTTTGCTTGAAAAGGTTTAGAAATATTTGGGATGTTTGACAAGATATTTCTACCTTCACCAGCACCCATCATAAGATATTGCAAAGCATCATGTATATGAGAGAAATGATTTTTTTCTGGCTTATCATCAAATCTTTCACCAGATACTTGCAGCCGTTTATATTGATAACCGCCCTCAAAACCTTTAATTAATGTACGGCAACGAGGGTCTAATAAAAATCCAGATTGACCTTCAACCATTCTTGTAAGGGTTGCATTTACAGCCTCAAGACGCAATGACACATCATTTGATTGTGCTGGCCTTGCTTTTAAGCCAGCACCTCGCATAATTTGAAATGGCGTTGATTCATCTGTCTGTGCGCGGAAGTCACCAGCAGGATCTCCAATTATATTTATTTCACAATCACCATATCGAGAAGCTATTTCTATTCTTAAAACTTCACTGAACTTCACAATACCCATGTCAAAAGCGACAATTTCTTGAAGTATTAGCCAGCGTCCACGAACTTTCTGCCCAAAAACAGCAGCTGGCGTAAGGCCAAAATCAACCCCAACATAAACTGGGACACCAGAGGCAACAGGTATTTCCTCTTTTGCAATATGAACATCAGATGAAAACATTGGATATACAGACTTACCATCTTGTATTGTCCCCAAACGATTCATTACATAGACATCAATCCAGCTTTTTGTTTTGCCTTGCACAATGTTTGGATAGTAATCAGTTCGCATATTTTTTTTATTCTCAGCAATGTCATTAGGCAAATACTCAAGGACATTACCGTCTTGGTCTTTTGTTTCCATCATCCCAGCTGGTTGCGTAAAGAAAAGCCAATTGTCTGGCTTTACTAACATCTTAGCTTCTTCTTTAGGAATGTGATCTGGTATCGGAACCTCACCTGACATGATAGGCCACCAGTGGTCTTCTTCTGGCGCGTTAGTATCTGCAATTACACCTGTCCATGTGCAACCACCATCTTTCATAGAAGGAAAACGACCAACACGCATGGTACATGCATCAATAATAGATTTGGGTATCTCCCTAGCCTCGTTGATCCAGATGCCAGTTAACTCTAGGGAGAGAAGCTTCTTCACATCTTCTGGACGGTCGAGAGCTAGGAAGATCACTTCAAGTTCCAGATCGCCCTGTTTAATCCAGTGCGTATATGGAACTGACCATAAGAACTTGCCCCATTCAGCTTCAGGGAACCAATCAAGCCATGTCTTGATAGTAGTTGTTCTTAGTTGTGGATTAGTATTACGGATGATAGCCCAACGGCTGCGACGCTTGCCATCCTGTCCCTTTTCTTGCTGCAAGGCTCTGCGGAATATTTCAACACAACAACTTACAGATTTGCCAGAACCTACTGGCCCACGAAGGCCACGAAAGAAACTATCATCTTTCATAAATGATTTAAGAACATCACCATCTGGTTTGTACTTAAACTTGGTCAACCTTTTGATCCCTGCCAAACTTTATCATGCGTTCAATAGTTTCTGGCCCTATAGAAGCTATAACTTTATCTGCTTCATAGTCGGTACAAAACTCTTTAGGGTGATGAACAAGGTGGACTTTCTTCACCACTCTACGCAGAACTTCACGTTCTTCTATTTTCAATGCATGAAGAAAGTTCATCTAAACCTCTTGGCTATACGTCTTGCTGCTTTGGGCTGCTTTGAAAACTGTTTACCTTTGGCAGTATCTTCACGCTTCTTTTTACTACTAGCAGCATATTGTGCGCTGCTCATTGCTCTGATGGCAGCGGCTGGAAGATATCTTTCACCTGTAGCTCCGGGGCCTTGAGTGGATGGCTTGCCAGATTTAGTGCGCCACTTTTGACGTGTCCATGCTCTTAGTGATTTTTGTGAAGCAGATAAAGCCATCTATCTATCTTTAACCTTTGTACAAAAACATTCAGAGTTCATATTATTAAAGCCATGCTCAGTAACTGCAATATGACATGTAGAGAGCCAGTTAAATGTGTCATGCACAACTGTATCAACTTGAACCGAGTTTGCTGTAATAATGCAAAACATAACTATTGCTTCAACTTGTATAGCCGCCACCACGTTTCATTATTCTCCAACTTCCTTCTGTGCTGTTTTATGAGCCTGAGTAAATGACCGCCCCTGTCTCATAAGTCTACGCATCAAGGCCATATGCTTTTTAGAATGATGTTTAGAGTGCTTTAGAAGAGTAGATTTTTGCCGTTTAGTTATCACGATGTATAACCTCCGCCTCTGTCTTTATAAGCTTTAGCAAGCATCTGCGCTTTACGCGCAGACCACTGGCCCGGCTTGCCGCCTTTACCGCCAGCTTTTATTCTATTGAATAAACGCTTTCGCATGCCGGGCTTTGTATAATTGCCAGCTGCATTGACTGCCATAGTTAGGCTCTACCCATCTTTGACTTCATAATCTTTTTCTTCAATGCTTCGGGCAAAGTCTTTTGTTTTGCAGTTAGCATTGATTTCTTTTTAGGACGACCAACTTTTGATCCATAACTTCCTTTCCCCATAGGCATAGCAATCTCCTTACATTCTGTTCAACAGGCTTCGTTTACCAGCATTACCTCGTCTGGCACTAACACTACTACGTCGTGTAGCAGATTTTTTCTTTTTCTTTTGTAATTGTGATTGTGTATTTGTCTGCGCCATTTTATCTCTTACTCTTTGAATAGCACCCATAGAAACACCAGCTTGAATAACTTTGCCAAACATCAGGCTTTCCTCTTCTCTTTCATTTTCTTATAACGAGCCAGCAGCCGCCGACCCTTGGCTACCGCAGAAGCCTTATCGCCACGATGACCCCATGCAATAAGAGATAGCTTTAAACGAGTAGGTCTGCCCTTCTCATCTTTGAGTGGCCCTCTAGCAGATCCCATCCTTACAAGGAAACTGCCTTTACGTCTAACTTGTTCTGGTGTTTTGGGTGCGCCTTTTACTGGCGCTTTCAAGTTGCCTTTTTTGCCGGACTTGGTTCTGTAGGAGGCGCGACCTTTGGCGTTCAGACCACCTTTGGGGTTCTGTCCTGCTTTCCTTGTCCATGCTGGCGACTTTGCCATTAGGCACTCTCTGCATCTATGCTCATTGCAAGCTGTCTGTTTTGCATGTCAATTTGCGTTTGCTCACGAGATTTGGGCATTACCATTTGTGGCTGTGTCTTTGGCTTAGAAGTTGGCATTCCCATTGATGGTTCAGCTGCTTGTGCCTCACCAACAAATATATCTGTAAATTTATCCCATATCTTTTTGCGCTTATTAGTCATTGGCCCTTCCATAACAAAGTCTGTAGCCTCTGGCTCTGGTTCATCATCGAAATCTATGTCAACAACTTGCGGTTCATCAGGTATAGCAATACGAACTTTCATAACATTAGGATCATCTTCAGGCATCATTATTTCGCCAATCAAGTTACCCATTTCAAACATCTTTTGATTAAATAATTTATACTTTGAATTATTAGTCGCAATATCTACAGCTTCAGTAATATAGTCCATAGCTGTGGGTTCACGCCCCTCTTGCTGTAAAATTTTTTGTGCAAGTTCATCAGTAAAGTCATATCTATCATAATCTACGATGCGCTGCCCATCGACCATCTTAATTCTAAATTTGCCAAGAGAATTGTTAACAATATCAGCCATGCTATCAACTTCGAAGTTCTGCCAGTAATCACCACGATCCCCAACAGCCTTACGAACATGTGCATAGCCAATTTCTCGAACCTGTCCCTCCTCCAAGTCACTAGCATATTTATTAGCAACAAGGCGCATCATTTCCAGAAACTCACCAGATACATCATTCTCTGTAATAAGACGAGTGTTACCGTCAATCATTGCTGGATTCACAGAATTAAGAATGCCACGAAAGTAAAAAGAAGCATGTTCAGGAATAGCACCACGCTTTGTGCCAGAGACAATAACAGAATCTAATGCATTTAAGATTTGCGAATAGGTATACATAACTCTACAACTACAAAAATTTTATTGGAGTTGTCAACGTACAATAATAATTTACTGCATTAATGCAATAGAGCTTTGATAAGAATTATGAGAGTGAAGGACGGGGTCGAGGGGGACACAGTCTAGTTTTTGGGGCCACCCCACTAGCTCAGATCGATTGACACCGTAATGTCGCCAGCATGCATGTGCATGTGTCGCTCGGGAGCCTTGAACCCAGCACGGTCCAGTATATCCTTGCTTGCTTCCAGCTGTACGTACTCACTCTTGGCTCCCTGAGCGAGCTGCACTAGTCGCGCAGCGGCAGTCGTAGCGTTCACACCTAAA